GTCCATGTACTACAATAGAAATGCACAAGGCAAAAGCCTACAAGCACATTTTATCATGCCCTTTTTAACAGAAAAAGCACAATCAGCAGTAGCTACCACACAAACTGGTGGTTACATAAATCCCACAAAACTTGAAAGTGGAGGTAGTGTACGTTTTGCACTATTAGATGACCAACCTCTTGAATTTTTTGAAGTTTGGGGCGAATCAGGAGAAGGTAAATTAAAGCCTTTCAGATTTGCAGATAGCCCAACAACAGAAGATGCTGAGATTGAAATGGGTAGTGAATATACCCGTAGAATGAACAGGGAAGGTACTGGAGTAGAACCAGCAAAGTTTGGTATTGCAGTTCCAGTATTTGAACATGATTCACAGGAAGTAAAAATCTTCCAGGCTACACAAAAAGGAATCATCAAAGAATTTGACAAGATAAGTCAAATGGAAGATTATTCTGATTTACTTGCTTGGGATTTTGTTCTTTCAAGAGAAGGAACTGGCCTCAAGACTGAATATAGTTTAAGAGCAGTACCACGCAAAAAGGGAACTAGCCCTTTAATAGAAGCTACATATCAAGAAGCAAAAGATAGTGGTTTTGACATTAAAGAGTTAATGAACGGGGGTAATCCTTTTTCTCCAGGAGAATAATCGCCATTCATAGGGGTCTTTTGACCCCTTTTTATTATGATTAAATCCATTGAAACTTACTACAAAGGTTATCTTTGTAGATCCAGAACAGAAGCAAGATGGATGGTTGCCTTTGATAAGGTAGACATCAAATACGAGTATGAACCAGAAGGTTTTGATTTAGGTAAAGCAGGAAAGTACTTACCTGATTTCTACTTACCTCAAGTGGATATGTATGCGGAAGTAAAGGGTCGGCCCTTTAATATACAGGAATTGAAAAAAGCTAAAGCATTGGCTTTGGAGTCTAAAAAGGTTGTTCTTCTTTTAGATGGACCACCTGCCAGAAAAGCATACTGGGGTATTCATCCAGACGAATATTGTGCTGACGTAAAGTTTGAGAATGAAACTTTCTGTATAACCGACTATGACATATTCGAGGGCAGCAATTATTGGTTGAACGAAAAACGATTTTTTTCCAATACAGGTAATTGTGGTACGGAATCTTTTCCTTTATCTCATAGTAATGGTGATTCAGACGAAAGTGACAGCATAGCTGTTAAAGCATCCAGGTCAGCACGATTTGAGAATTATAAAAAATGAAAGTACTCGTAGCCTGTGAATATTCTGGCATTGTAAGAGAAGCGTTTGCTTTAAAAGGACATGATGCCTGGTCCTGTGATTTATTACCTACAGATCAGCCAAGTGATAAACACATTCAAGGAGATGTTCTTGAAATTATAAATAACGATTGGAATTTGATTATTGCTCACCCACCATGCACTCATTTATCTGTAAGCGGTGCTGCAAGATGGGCAGAAAAAGTTGCAGATGGCAGACAACAGGCAGCTATAAAGTTTGTTGAAGATATCTGGAACGCAGATTGCCCATTCATAGCAATAGAAAATCCTGTTGGAGCATTATCAAGCAGATCAAAACTTGGTAAAGCTACGCAATATATTCAGCCTTATGAATTTGGCCATGCTGAACAGAAGAAAACTGGTTTATGGTTAAAGGGTTTACCAAAGTTAATCCCCACAGATGTCATAGATGTCAGTAACTTGCCTGATAATCAGAGACAGAGACTACATTATTTACCACCATCAAAAGATAGATGGAAGATAAGGTCAACCACTTTCCAGGGTATAGCAGATGCTATGGCAGATCAATGGAGCAATATAAACAAAAAAGTATTGCAACTTAATTTATTTAAGGTATTATAAAAATGGGAACGTATATCTACGAGCCACTAATGGGGTCATTACAAAAACATGGAGCGTTAGCTGGACTAAGACGCTGGACTTTGGAGCGTGATGACTCAGGCACTATATATCCACATAGAATATATAAAGATGGAAAG